TCGGTTAGCCCATCTGTCTCACCCAGCGCGTCAGTGAGCCCCAGCGTTTCGCCCTCGGAGAGTCCAAGTCTATCTCCGAGCGCATCTGTTTCTCCATCGGTTAGTCCCTCGGTTAGTCCATCTATTTCACCTTCGGCCAGTGTCTCGCCCTCGCTCAGCCCATCGGCCAGCCTCAGCCCATCGGCTTCGCCCTCGCCGTCCGTAGCGGCGTTGCCTATTATCCACCTGACATTACCAGTGCGTAATACGAGCCTGACTTTGCCCGGGCGGAGCCTGAGCTTGACCCTACCAGAAAGGAATTTCAGTTTAACTCTGCCAGAAAGATGATAAAATATTATACAGGGAGGATATCTATACATGGCGAATAGTAGAAGGGTGGTTGAAGATATTACGCCGCACAGCCCAAACGAAAGTGTCGTCTTTGATCTCACCACAACCAATTGGGATACCGCGCCATCGGCAGCCACGATAAATCTGTATGAAATCAAGCCGTACAACACTCTGGTATTAGCCTCCGCAACTGTTCATCTGAATGGCAGCGTTAGCATTACGGGGGATGTTGTAACGTATCCTGTTATCCGGGCCCTCGTATCTCGGACAAAATACCGCGTCTTGTCGCTGCTGACTTTTGCCAGCGGAAACGAATTAGAGGCGGTCTGGGATATTGAGTGCGAATGATGGGCGAGAAAATCAGAGCCGTTGAGATCCGCGCCGAAGTGCGGCAGATAAAGACGATGGCAGACGGAACAATCAATCTTGTGTTGAATTTGCCAGAGGATTGCAGGGAACAGGCAAAGATACTGCTTGATTGGCTGAAATTGGAGGTCAAGGCGGTGATTGCCTGTTAGCAGGCAGGGTACAGGAATGATCAGAGACGATAAGGGGAGATTTATAAAAGGACAATCCGGCAATCCCAGTGGAAGGCCCAAAAAAGAGCGTGAGGAGCGATTCCTGGAGATTACGCTTTCCAGAGTTACCTTTGGGGATTGGGCGGAAATTATCGAGAAGGCTATTAGCCAAGCCAAGCGCGGCGATGCTGTGGCGCGCAAGTTCCTGGCCGATTATCTCATTGGCCCGCCTGTGCAACGCCAGGAGGTAACCGGCGCTGATGGCGGCCCTATTTACGTGGTCAACTGGGATGCAGACGCAGACAATTCAGATTGATGCTATTTTGTATGGCCGTTGATTATATGTTCGGCTTGGCTGGAGAACAGTTGAAGATTGTGAATCGCGTTATTAGATGGATCGCCGTCAATGTGATGGACTACCTCGCTTGGGTCAAGGAAACGACCAAGATACTGTTCCATTACGTGACGATGTTCGAGAATGTATTTAGTGCCAGACGACTTGATATACGAGGGGTAAGGATGATTATCTGGAGCAACAATCATCACGTAACCATCTTTTCGTTTTTTGCGTCCGCCCGTCCATCGTGGAGCTTTGTCTTTGATTTTGCCAAACATAGGATTATCAGATCCGGATTTACCACGCCCATACATAGGGTTATTCATCCCTCTAATGTCACGATGGTAAGCTGGATTGGCGTCGGTGAGATTGCGCGCTGTTATGCCACAACTAATCGAGCAGTATTGACGCTCCGGCGCGCTTTTGTATTGCCAGAACTCTTTACCGCATTGAGTGCAGGCAACAAGTCTACCTGTCTTTTTAGCTTTGCTTGCACACTTCATCGAGCAATATATAGGCTTTATAGACGGGTATGTTTGATAGTCTTTCCCGCATTGGTGGCATGTTCTAGTGATCATAGACTTAATTATACTACAGGCTGGTAGAAGATGCAAACACCACGAATAATACAGATAGATGCAAAACCCCACCCTGGGCAAAAGGAGGTTCACGATTCGCCTGCGCGGTTCAAAGTTTTAGCCGCCGGGCGACGTTGAGCTGGGGAAAAACGCGCTTGGGAGTAAACGAGTGCCTTAGTGTAGCAGCCAGAGGTGGGCGCGCCTGGTGGGTGGCTCCGACATACAAAATGTCCGAGGTGGGCTGGAGGCCGTTACAGCGCATTGGCACTAAGATAAACGCAGAAGTACGCAAGGTTGACCGACAGATCATCCTGCCTGGCGGGGGCGAGGTAACAGTCAGGAGCGCGGATAATCCCGACAGCCTGCGGGGTGAGGGATTGGATTTTATTGTATTGGATGAGGTTGCATTCATGGTCGAGCAGACCTGGACCGAGGCGCTGCGTCCAGCGCTTTCGGACCGCCAGGGCAAGGCACTGTTTATCAGCACTCCTAAGCGGCGCAATTGGTTTTTTCAATACTGGCTTAGAGGGCGCGGGGATAGCGCGGAGTGGCATTCCTGGCGCTTCCCTACCAGTTCCAATCCATACATTCTGCCGGATGAGATCGAGGCAGCGCGCGGGGATTTGCCAGAGGATATCTTCAAGCAAGAATATCTGGCTGAATTCCTGGAGGGTGAGGGGCAGGTATTCCGCAATATTCGCCCCTGTATGTTCGCCCCTGCCGGCGCGCGCCCAGCAGACCACGAGGGACACAATCTTATCATGGGGGTGGATTGGGGAAAGCAGCGTGATTTTACTGCTACCAGCCTGGGTTGCGCTACGTGTAAAGTCGAGATAACAAAGGACAGGTATAACCGGATCGATTATGCTTTCCAGCGCGGGCGCATTCGTGCAGTATATGATGAGTGGAAGCCCAATAGCATCCTGGTAGAGTTGAACGCGATGGGAGAACCCAATTTCGAGATGCTATACCGCGAAGAATTGCCAGTACAGGGTTTCATGATGACTGCCGCTAACAAGCCACAACTAATTGAAAACCTTGCCTTGACATTCGAGCGCGCTGAGTGGCAATTCCTGGACGACCCGATTTGGACGGCAGAGCTGGAAGCGTATGAGCGCAAGGTCAACCAGGTAACGGCGCGCAGCACATATAGCGCTCCAGAAGGGGTGCATGATGACACGGTAATCGCTAGAGCCTTGATGGTAAGGGCTGGGGAGGGATGGTGGTTCACATGAAAAAGAGTTATCCGATCGTTGGCACAAAATCTAGTTTGCTGTGGGACGAAAAGACTGACGCATGGGTATATATCAGTGGGGAGCCAGAGCGTCCGGAAAATCCCAAGTCATATTTCAAAGTTGTCCCGACATTGTACCGCGCCGTTGATAGGCGGGCGAAATCCGTCGCCACTTTGCCCTGGGCGCTGATGAAGGGGGAGACGGAATACGAGACATCCGACGCGTATGAGAACAAAGACGGGCTGGTGTCCAATATGTTCAACATGTTGTACCTGATCGAGGCTAGCATGACGCTCACGGGGCAGGCATACTGGAAGCGGGAAAAGAATCTCGCCGGCTATGACAAGCTGCGCCATCTGATCCCAACCAGCCTTAAACTCGATGAGGAGCGAGCGACGCGTGGCGAATTGGTCTGGAAGCGCTACGATCCGGTATTGAAGCGCGACCGCGAATATACCCCCAAAGAAATCATTTATTTCTGGTATCTCGATCCGTATGTAGAGATTGGGCCGCCATCATCCTGGCCCGTGCAGTCTGCTATGGCTGCCTGCGGAGTGCTGGCGAACATAGATGAGTTTGCACGTAACTTTTTCATGCGCGGCGCAATCAAGGCCATGCTGTTTGCGATGGAGGGTATATCTCCGCAAGAGGGGCAGAAATTCGAGAGTTGGTGGAAGCGGTTTGTAGGCGGTATCAACAATGCGTTTACGACCAAAGTGCTAAACGCTGCCAAAGTAACCCCCGTAGTGGTTGGTGAGGGGATCAAGGAGCTCGAAAACGTTAGCATCACCCAGGATAAGCGCGAAGAGGTTGCCGTGGCCCTGGATATTCCATTCTCGCTATTGTTTTCCAATGCCGCAAACTATGCCACTGCTGAGCGGGACAAATTGAATTGGTATGAAGATTTCGTAGTCCCTGAAGCGGAATTCATCGCCGGGATATTGAATGAACAGGTTTACGAGCCGCTGGGGTTGCGCCTGGAGTTCCGCCCTGAAACCCTGGATATCTTCCAGGAGGATGAGACGCAGCGGGCGACTGCCATGAGTGCGTTCATGGATGCGCTGGAGAAAGCAAACACTTTCGAGATGGCACAGGCCCTATTCTTGATTTATGGTGTCGAAGTGAGCGACGAGGCCATGTCGCTTATCGAAAAGCATTACAGCCAAAAGGAGGAAATGGCGGCACAAATACAGGCGGGCATAGCCGAGGGGCAGGAGCAGCCCGAGGAAGAGGAAGAGGAAGAAGAGCCAATCCCACCCGCGCCGAAGGCGGCGGCAATTTTGCCGATGGATATTCAGCAGTTGAGCCGCGAGCTATCCATCTGGCAGAGCAAATGCCTATCTGCTCTGAGGCGCGGTGAACCGGCGGCAGACGTATCATTCGTGCCGGTACTCATTCCTGCCGAGAAACACGCTGCGATTGCGGCGCGCCTGGAAACGGCGACGACCGCCGAGGAAGTCAAGGCTGCATTCAGGGATGGTCAAAATTCAGCCATTGAAATTAGGCAGGATGGCACGTTGTTACTGGCCGAGCAACTAAAACGGGCGAACGATTTATTGGAGAGAGAGCTTGAACCGGCAATTACAAGCGCGGGCGCACCTGCTTGATACGGTGACCGATATTATCCGGGTGATAGATGGCGGCTGGATAGCTGCCAAACAACGGGACAGGCGCGAGCCGGGGCTGGCAGAGAAGGAGCGCAACCAGGCTCGATTGGCGCTTATTATCCGCCGCATGTTCAACCGCCAGAGGGAGCATATCCGAGAGCAGCTAGAAACGCTGAACCCCGAACGGAAGGCAGTGCTTCCGCCTATCGAGATGTTATTAGAGCCAGACAATGAGCTAGCCGCGCGTTTATTGGCAGCCCTAATCGCGGCAGCGCGGGATGGTGTGACGTTATTTGGCTCTCGTAGCCCTTTGCAAATTGATTGGAGCAGGACTAACAGTCGGGCAGCACGCTGGGCGCGCGAATATGTCTATGATTTGATTAATGATATTAACGCGACCACGCTGGAAACATTGCAAGATGTATTATCTCGTTTTGTGGAAACACCTGGCATGACTATCGGTGATGTGATTGCCGAACTGCCGTTCGATCCCGTCAGAGCAGAGCGGATAGCGATCACGGAGATAACTCGAGTATATGCAACTGCAAATCAATTGGCAGGCGAGGATCTACGCGATGAGTTTGGCGATGTGCGCGTGGTCAAGCAGTGGTTCACAAACGCGGATAGTCTGGTTTGCCCCTTGTGCGGTCCGTTGGATGGCAAAGAGGTGGGAATAAACGATACATTCTATCCGCCCCAAAGCAGATATGCGAATGGCGACCCGCCTCGCCATGTGAATTGCCGGTGCTGGACGGAAACGACAACGGCGTTAGCGGAGCTTGAAAATGACTGACGATTTTTTGAGGATCGATCTGGAAGGTATTGATAAAGTGATCGATGCTCTTACCCGCTTTCCCAAGCAAATAGGGCGTTATCTTGGGGCCGCGGGCGAAGAGGCTGCTAGGCGCGTCATATTCCCTACCGTGGGGCTGAAACGCTATCCGCCAGGGGGTCCGGGTGCGCCGCAAGCCCAAAATTGGACGGAGAAGCAACGCAAATTTTTCTTTGCCGCGTTAAGGGAGGGCAGGATCGAAGTCCCGTATCGCCGCGGTCAATCTCCTGGATCGGAGAGATATGGGACTCAATGGTATGCGAAGGCGTTGCGCGGTGGATTTCAGACCGAGATAGGCAACCGCGCTAGCTATGCTAAATGGCTGGCTGGGCCTCAGCAATCCCGATATATGGCTAATCGCGGCTGGCGTAAGCTAGTTGAGACGGCGCAAGAGAAGAGAGTAAATATCACGCGTGTATACCAGGCGTGGGTAGATAAACTATTGAGGGATTTGGGACTATGACAGACCGTGATTTATGGCTGATGATCCGGCGTGCGCTTCTGATGATCATCAAAGCGATTGAGAGGCGCTGGCTGGTCAGCGAAAATCTTGACACGAAACTCGACGATCATACCAGCGTTAGCGGATTATCGTGATATAATAACGGTAGCAATCAAAAGCGTCCGCGCCGTAAGGCCCCGGCATAGATAGGATACCGCCGCATTTTGCGCCCGTCTCACTTGGAGACGGGCGTTTTGTTTGTAGGGAGGAAATGTAATGCCAACACCGAACGCGGGGGAAAGCAGGGAGGATTTCGTCAGCCGCTGTATCCCAATGGTTATGCACGATGGCAGCGCCGAAAATCAAGACATGGCCGTTGCCATGTGCAACAGCATGTGGGAGGGAAAATCCCTGAATGAGGAAACCCTGGTGTACTTTGGCGAGGCAGTCAAAGCCCTGGGGGATGGCAAAATCGGCGGCTATCTGGTGCGCTTTACTACGGACAAGGACCCCGATCTAAAAGGTGAGTTTTTTACTAAAGATACCGATTTCGGTGACGCCGAAATCGGGACAGTCTATTACCAGCATGGGATGGATCCCGTGCTAAAGCGGCGCACATTTGGGAAAGCCAGCCATAAAGTCGATGATTTTGGGGTGTGGGCAGAGGCGCAACTCAAGTTGCGTGATGAATATGAGAAGTTTCTCTATGAGCTGGCAGAGAAAGGTAAGTTGGGCTGGTCATCTGGCACGGCTGCGCATTTGACGGAATACGAACAGAAAGGGAATGCAGTCTGGATCAAGTCATGGCCCCTGGGGCTTGACGATAGTCTTACACCTGCCCCGGCGGAGCCACGAAATACAGCAATACCGCTCAAATCGTTGAGCATTACTCCACTCGATAAATTGCCTATGGATGACGATCCGGCTGGTGACGCGACACCGGCGGCGCAAGATGGCGAGGAAATAGAGGGGAAACGAAACTTTGTCCAATTACGGGCAAAGGCATTTTTGGAAACACTTTAGGGAGGAATCAAATGAACCTCAAAGAGAGGTACGAAAAGTTACGAGCCGAAATCAAGGCCCTGGCTGAAAAGTCCGATCTCTCCGAGGACGAGGCAAAGAAGCTCGAAAAGCTGATGGAAGAGGCGAAAGCCCTTAAATCACGGATCGAGTTATTTGAGGATATTCAGTCGACATCCCCTGTGGATGTTGAAGCCGCGGTCAAGGCTGGCGTCGAAAAGGCGCTGAAGGAACTGCCCGCCGTCAAGGGTGACGTACAAGTCACCAAAGATGGTGCAGATCAACCGTTTCCGGCGAGCGAGTATTTTGCAGCCGTCAAGACTGCGTACTTGTACCCAGGAAACGAGGATGCGCGCTTGCGCCCACTGAAGGCCACCGGCCTTTCGGAGGGCGTGCCTGCTGATGGCGGCTATCTACTGGCGCCGCAGGTCGCAAGCGGGATCATCGAGCGGATGTATAAGGCTGGCGAGGTTTTGCAGCGCGTCTCTGCTGACGAGATCGGGCCGAACTCCAACTCCATGCTGTATAACGCAGTGAACGAAACCAGCCGGGCCACCGGCTCACGCTGGGGCGGGCTGCGCGGTTACTGGGTTGCCGAGGCCGGTACTATCACGGCAAGCCGACCGGCTTTCCGCCAGATGGAATTGAAGCTCAAAAAAGTGGCGGCTTTATGCTATGCCACTGATGAGCAGCTAGCAGATACGGTAGCTTTGGCCTCCTGGCTGAACCGCACGGTGCCTGAGGAGCTTCGCTTTCAGGTTGAGGATGCGTATATCAATGGCAATGGCGTGGGCAAGCCCCTGGGCGTCATGAACTCGCCATGCCTGGTGAGCGTAACCCGTATCGATGCCAATGAGATCGATGCAACCGATATCGCTAACATGTGGTCACGGCGTTGGGCTGGGGTGAACGACTATGTCTGGTTCGCCAACTCGTCTATCTTCCCGCAGCTCATCAACATGGTCATCGGCAACTTCCCGTTGCTGCTCCCGGTGAATGGCGGCGCGCAAGGCGATCCCTCGTTCTCGATCTATGGGAAACCATATATCGAGACGGAGTACACCGCCGCGCTCGGCACCACGGGCGATCTAATGCTGGCTTCGATGTCCCAGTATCAGACCATCCGCAAGGGCGGGGTTCAGTCGGCCTCATCCATCCACGTCCAGTTTTTGACCGATGAGACTGCTTTTCGTTTCATCTATCGGACAGATGGGCAACCGCTGTGGAACTCGGCATTGACCCCGTTTGATGCGGGCAATACCCTGTCGCCGTTTGTCGTTCTGACATCTGCGAGCTCATAAGGAATGAGGAGGTAAATAAAATGAACCCGTTTGTGCAATACGACAATATCGTCCCGCTCCTGTCTCCGCAGGATATCGCCAGCACTGTCACGACAACCGGCTATGTGGATTTGCGCAATGCTCAAAAAGCAGCTTTCCTGGTGTTGGTTGGTGCAATCACGTCTGCAACCGCGACTGACTCAGAGGTCGTTACCGTTCAGGCGGCTACCGCCGAAGGCGGAGTAGAGGCGGCAATCGCCTTTCGCTATCGTCTTTCTGGGGTTGCGGGAGCCAATACCTGGGGGGCAATCACGACTGCTGATACTACCGGTGTCACACTCGCATCTACCGATGATGATGTCAACGTGTGGATCGAGATCGACCCGGACGATTTAGCAGTCAATGATTACCGCTATGTGCGCGTGGTCCTGACCGACACGCCAGACATGACCAACTTTTTGACTTCCGTGATTGCGTTTATCCAGCCACGCTACAAGCAGGCGACGCATATCTCGGCAACGGCTTCCGCTTCTGCGTAGCTGTGAAAGGGTCGGGAGTATTGACCTGGAAAAACAATGGTTGGGAGAGGGTCTCTACCTCTCCCAACCGAAAACTGGCAATCGTGGGGAGCCATCCGGCAACACGGGAATTTGCCCCCTACGAGGATAACGAATACGAAATCTGGCTCTTTAACGAGAGCCCGCAAAAACCCGAGGTGTATCGCCGTTGGGATGCCTCTTTCCAGATGCACCAGGCCGAAGTTTACTCGTCTGAGGAAAACTGGGTAAATAAGGACCACTGGAAATGGCTGCAGCAGAACCACGGCTCAGGTAAGCGGATATGGATGATCGAGCGGGATGAGCGCGTACCCAACTCGGTACGCTATCCGCTAGAGAAAGTGCTCAAACTCGTCCCATACCGCTACCTGAGAAGCACCCCGGCGCTGGCGCTGGCATTGGCAATCCATTTGGGCTATGAAGACATCGCCCTATATGGGAGCGAGTTGACCAGCGGAACTGAATATCACTACCAGGCCATCAACTATGCGTTCTGGATCGGCTTCGCGCACGGGCGCGGGGTAAATCTGGATTTGCAATGCTGGCATTCTGAGTTTTGGCAGCCCATCTATGGATACGAGGGGGAATTGCAAATCTCCAAATCGTATTACGAGGGACGGATTACTGAGCTCGGCACCCCGGCGCGCCTGAACAAACAGGCGATGGAAAGGGTACAAAGGCGGCTTGATGAGGCAATGCTTGAAAACGATTATGAGAAGGTGGGAGCATTATCTCTGAACCTGGAAGAGCTTGCCAAAAAGGCGGGCGAGGCGACGGGCGCGTTGGGAGAGGCGGAACGCTATCTGGCGCGCACTAATCAAATCAGCCGCCAGGAATATGAGCGGGTTTCCGCGCAGGCGCAGGTTGATGGCGACAAGCTGAAAGGCGATATGCACCACTCGGGAGGAAAATGCGAGTACGTATGGAATGTTTGGATGCAGACCGGGCAGGTCGCCGCGCTGAACCAGCTCAGGGCGTTTTTGAAGGAAAAAACGGATCAGGCATTCGAGATGGGTAAAAGGTTGGGGGTTATGCGTGAGAACTTCCAGTATATCCACGAATATGATGATCGCATGACCGCCGCGGGCGGGCAACGGGCCAAATATCAGGCAACGAAGGTAAACCAATGAAGTTCATCCTGGACACCGATTACCCCGTAGCCCTGGATAGCCCCGATCATATCGAGCCGCGCAGCACGGCGCGAGATAACAGCGTCAATCTGAAATTCAACGTCAAGCTGCGCCAATTGTTCACCGGCTACAAAGCCAGCGTGCTCGATTTTGGTTGTGCAGGTGGTGGAATGGTCAAGAGCTTAATCGAAGAGGGGCATGTCGTGGTGGGATTGGAAGGCTCTGATTATAACCCGCTACACCAGCGCGCAGAATGGGCGACTATCTCAGAATCGCTGTTTACCTGTGATGTCACCAAGCCATTTATTCTGCATGTTGGGAATGGCCTGCCCTATCAATTCGATGTAGTCACGGCCTGGGAGTTCTTCGAGCATATCAGGGAAGAGGATATGCCGGGATTGTTCGACAATATTCGCAACCACTTAAAACAAGGTGGGCTGTTGATTGGCTCCATCTGCAAATCACCATCTATATGGGACAAGATCGACCATCATCAGACAAAAATGCCCTGGGAATGGTGGGAGCACCTGTTCAACTATATGGGGTTTTCACGGCGACCGGATTTTGAGGCAATTATCGGAAAGGATTGGGTGCGCTCTGTGCACTTCAATTTCGTTATGCAAGAGCACGGGATAGCAGCTTACCAGATATTGAATCCAAAGACCGCTGAGAGGCTGGACGCACTGGTGGCGTAATGGGAGCGAGGTCAGGAGAAAGGACAATGGTGGACAAGATGACAGGTGGAAATTTACAGGTGAGGGCAATCCGCCACTCGCTCCCCCTGTGTGAAAGGGTGGGAATATGAGCATCATCAATGGCTATTGTTCGTTGCCCGATTTCAAGCTGTATCTATCTGGTTCGGGTGGCTCGCCAGACATAGACCTGTTCGACGACGCGGTAATAGAGGGCATGATCGAGACGGCCTCCCGGCGCTTTGACGCGCTATGCAGCCGTATGTTTTATCCGCACGTCAAAACGCTCAGCTACGATGTGCCTGGAGATAGTTACCTGTGGTTTAGCGATGACCTGCTGGAGTTATTGACGCTGACCAATGGCGATGACACTGCGATTGCCAGCACGGAATATGTATTGCTGCCACAGAGCGAATATCCCAAATACATGCTCAAATTGCGGGATGTGTCCTCGATCCTGTTTGTTGCTTCCGCTTCGGCTGACGCGGAGCAGGTTATCGACGTGCTAGGGATATGGGGATATCGCGAGGATTACGCCAATCGCGGTTTTGTCAGCCTTACCACCATCAACGAGGGAGCGCAGCTCAGCGCGTCAGACCTGACTATTACCATGACCAGTGCGGCCAATTGCTATGCCGGGCAACTGATCAGAATCGAGAATGAATTGATGATCGTTGCCAGCGTGAGCGGCAATGATGTAACGGTTGTGGCCAGGGGGGAGAATGGCAGCACCGCTGTGGTACATAACGATGGGACCGCGGTCAGGGGATATAACCATCACGATGATATCCAGCAAGTGACGCTGGAAATCGCCCGGATGCTGTACCGAAGTCGCTACGGGGAGAACGTAGAAACCACGGCCATCACCACCCCGGCTGGTGTAATCGTCACCCCGCGCAGCCTTCCGGTTTGGGCGAATGAGATCATCAACAGATACAAGAGGCGGATCTGATGGCGCTTCAAATTGTCGAGGTTACAAATAGCATCGGGGCGCTGCAAGTGTCTGGCGTGAGGATACTCGATCTGGATGAGATCCCCTCAAGCGGGGTATTGAGAGCGCCGGTGCTGTTCCCTGAACCGCTTGGATTTATCACTGATTTCGAGTTGGAGCGCAACAGCTTCGGCGGTGGGAGCGTGGCGCTACAGACGGCGCGCTATAACCTGAACTATACGTTTTTGTTTGCGCCAATCGGCACCGGGCGTACTGGCCTGGATATGTATGACGAAATGGTCACAAAAGCAGTGGCGATCCTGGATGCGGTAATAGCGATCGACACCTTCAGCGGGGGAGTGGATATCGTGCCTCTCAGCCCCCTGGAGTTTGGCCCGGTCCCGGATCCGGCTGGCAACCAGTTTTTAGGCTGCCGCTTTGTGTTTAGAGTAACGGAATTTGTAAATTAGGGCGGTGAAATATGGCAACTGGCAGGACACTAGAAAAATGGACAAGGTTTTATGTTGGCGGATATGATCTCAGCGGCTTTGGGCGCTCGGTTGGTCCGTTGCTGATCGAGCAGGATGAGGCCGACTTGACCGCCTGGACAGATACCGTAAAGGGCTATCTCGGGAACCATGTGCAATGCAATCTGGGTGTGCTGAATGCGATTTTCGACAATACGGCAACCACGGGGTTGCACGCAGTATTGGGCACAGTTCCCAATAACCGCACGGTCATCGTCGCCAAAGGCATCCGGGCCGCGCCCGCGGCTGGCGACCCCGCATTTTGCGGCGAGTTTCTGCAATCCGCCTACCGCCTGGAAGATGACGGCGGGGCGGTAGTAGCAAGTATCCCATTCAGCGGATGGCCTGCCGATGCTACCTCGCTTCTGTATGCCGGGCCGTGGGGGTTGCTTCTTCACGCAAACGGAGCGGAGACGGCCGCCAACACGGGGACTGGAATTGACAATTACACTGGCGCGTCCACAACGAGGGGCGGATACTTCGTCTACCAGGTCCTGGCGGGAAATGGAACGGCAACCCTGAGCGTGGATGATAGCGCGAACAATGTTGCATTCCTGGCCCTCTCTGGGGCGACCTCGGGATCGATTAACTGCGCGGTCAGATCGGCGGGGCTGGTAGCCCTAGGGACGGATGCGACCGTCAGGCAATATCTGAGATGGCAACTGGCTTTAGGAACGGCAACTACAGTTACGTTTGTAAGCGCATTCGTGCGCGGATAATCAAAGTTAGGAGGAAATATCTATGAGTACAGGAAGAACAGTCAGCAAGTGGACCAGGTTCGCGGTGGATGATAGCGCGGGCACGCCGCGCGAAATCCCGGTGAACACTATCTCGCCGGTAGGCTTCGTCTATGACGAGAGCGATCTGACCGCCTACCAGGATCAGGTAAAGGGCTATCTGGCGGCACACCCGGACGCGGCAATCGATGTTACCGGGCCATTTAGCAACCTGGCGGCAGGAGCATTGGCAGCCAGTGGGGCGGCCCCGGTATTATCAGGCAGCCATACCGTTTTGCAGCCGATCAGCGCGCCGACCTTCACCACACCCCTGGGCCTGTGGGTTGGGTTCGGTATTCGCGGCTACTGGACGACCGGCGATCCGGCATTCGGGGTCGTGGCTCCCAGCGCAACCGACGGCTATGTATGCACCAAGTACCAGGTCGAAGGCGAGATGTATTCGGCCCGCTTTGTGCCATTTCCGGGCGCTGCACCTGCCTGGGGAACAGCGCTGATCACATAATGAGCAAGATCATCGAATCGCCTATCAAACGCTGGCCTGGCAAGGTGACGCTCCACGATCCGCTAACATTCCCGATGGTATTCGCCTTCGAGGATGCGTTGGCGGAAGTCAGGGAGCATGGCACGAATAGCGCGCGTGGATTCTACTCTGCGTTGGGAGGTATCCTCCCCTGCGTGGAAAAGTGGGATCTGTCGGGCAATGGCTTCCCGGAGAATGTAACATTAGAGAATTTCCCGGCTGTGCCGCGTGCCTCATCCCATAAATTGATTGCCTGGCTGATACGCGAGATAACAGACCTGTTTATGGAGAGCGAGGAAGTCCCAAACGAGTGAAGGCCGCCGCGTATTGGTATGCAGACGGCGGCCCTCCAT